AGCGGATGGTTGGCGGATTTTTTCATTTTAGGGCTTGACTTTTAATAGTTAGTCTTCTGCCCCAGTATACCGCAGAAGGGAGACCACAACAAGGAGGACAACGTGAAAGCAGCAGATTTTCAAAAGACAAAATCCGCCAGAGTGATTCAAGTCATTGAGACCGTTTCTCTGGCGGGCGATGGCACAGACGCTCATCCAATATATGAAATTCACCAGTATTGGAGTTTAGACGGCAAGCTGCTGGCAAAAAGCGAGCCGCCTATCAATCCGGAAGCAGAGGAAAGCATAACCGACTGGTGCGGGAATGAAGTGGGTGAATAAAATGCGAGACTTTTTTTAGAAGCCTTGGCGAGTTTTGGGCTGACAACTGGAGAACTATCCTGTTATCAGCGGCAACAACCGTTGTAATGCGTCTACTGTTACATTCGTAAGGAGGTCAACCACATGGACAACAACAAAAAGTCCGGCGAACCGCTGAAACCGGAACGCTGGGCGATTATTCGCTACATGCGTACTCATCGACCACCGTGGTGGTTGTATTGGACGCCTGCCCTTATGTCGAGTATCATCCTCGTAATTGAAGCCATAAAGATATTGCTGAAATAACGAGCGCTGCAAACGCCATTAGATTTGACACGATAATACCCGTCCATTCCCTGAAATTTTCTTGTTGATAGCGGGAATCTTCTTTTTCTTCCAATAACTTCTCTGCATTTTTCTTTTTATCAATGTAGTTAGCATATAGCATCCCGTCTTCTGTAACAACAAATTCATCATCCGTTTTAGAAAGTGCATAGTGCACAAGAAAACCCAGCTTTAACAGATGCCCTGCGTTGACTGGATGCAAATGAAGAATAGCTCCATATCGTGCCATTTCTAAATATCTGGCGTCATCATCGGACAGAACGATTTTATCAAAATCAGTCATATTCTCACCTTCCTTCTGCCCCAGTATACCGCAGAAGGGAGACCACAACAAGGAGGTTTACATTATGGCACGCAGACCATTTTTAAAGCTTCGCCGCCTGATTGAGGACGAAGGCTACGACCTGAAGGACGTTTATGAGATGACGGGCATCACCCGCAGCACCATGTACAACCGCATCGGTGCACCGGAAACAGACGCAAGCTGGTGCTGGAGCGAGATCGTACTTATCTGCAAGGTGCTCAATATTCCGCAGGAGAAAATCGGGGAGTACTTCTTCCCCTCTGTTGAGAAGGGAGATAAATCCGCATGAGCAAACCGAACGAGAGCTATATTCACGTATCGTATGGTGAGGATGGAAACCCGCAGATTGAAACCAACTGCGTGGGACTTGAGGCATCGAAACTGTGCGTTGCCCTGCTGGCTGCACTGGCTGCCGGATCGGATGACCCGGCGGGCGCTCTCATTTCGATCGTAACCAATGCCGCCGATCTGCTGGATCGAGTGGAAACTGAGGAGGACAAGGACAATGAAGCGGTATCTTAAAATTTGCAGCGTGGCTTTTCTGGCAGGCGTGGGTGCAGGTCGGGTGCTGATCTGGCTGAACATGGTCATTGTGCACCTGCTGGTCATGCGGGGCGGCTGGAAAGCGGCTGCGGCGGTCAAGGCTGCACCGTGGATCCTGCTCGCGCTGGGCGGCGGTCTGATCTTCAGCATTGCTGTGATGCTTGCCGACAGCAAGCACTATGAGCACAGCGCCCAGAAGCAGCAGCAGACCACCGTCAAGACCTCCAACGAGAGAAAGGCAGGGTAACATGGATGACCTGAAAGAGCTGCGCGCTTTGCGGGATCGGCTGCTGCAAACCATTGGATGGTACACCGGCACAGCTGAAAACGGAAATACCGAGGTGAAAACCGATGATGTGATCTGCCGCCTGCGCTGGGTACTGAACGGTGAAGAGCCACGGCGGGGCGCATGAGAGACAACGATCTGATGTCGTGGTACACGGTCTACAACGCCAAAACGGACGAGATCGTGGCCTGCGGTACTGCTGACATGATCGTCCGGCAGATGGGATATGTCAACAAAAACAGCCTTTACTCCGCGGTAACACACTCAAAAATAAGAAAAGGGCCGCTCCCACGGTACTTTTATCATGTGCAGAAGGTACGGCGGGAGTGGCTGGAAAAGGAAGGTATTTTATGAAAATTATCATCAAGGACGAAAACGGACAGCTTGCCATTTGCTCCGAGAATGAAAAGCCTATCTCTCAAAGCCGGATCTGGGCAACCTTGTCGCTGGCGCTTGCATCCTCGATAGCAGATCACATCCAGCAGAAAAACCTGCCCCCGGAGTTAAAAAAAGCACTGATCGAGATCACCGGCGAAAGAGTGGCAACCGCTGTCAAAGACGATTTTGTCAAAATCGCAAGCAGCAACACAAAAGGCGTGACCTTCCACGACAAAGAAGCCTCCTTTATGCGCGAGGTCTACGGCTTATGACCGGGCAAAAAGAAAGAGCCTGCCCGTGCGGCCACACGGACAAGCTCAAAGAGAACATGAACAATTTTCTCCCACCAGAGTATAGCACAGATCTGGATCAGCTGCAATATGCCGGTATCCTGTACTACGCCGTGGATGGCCACGGGCGCAAGGTTCAGGCCTCCACGGTGCTGCGCCTGAATGACCCGCAGCTGGGCGAGCTGATCCATTGGCTGCACTACCACCTCAAGGGCAGCAACCCGCCGCCTGCCCTGTACCATCTGGAGATGCTGCTGAACAATCTGGAGTATCTGCGCGGCGGCAGACACTACCTGTATAACTCCATCTATCAGATCACACGTCTGGAGGCGTACCCATGAAAAAAGTAACTGTTGTTTATGATTCTTTTGCCTGTGTCGCCGATATTGAACCGGCAGAGCATAGCCTGAGCCTCATTCTGGAAGATGCAGCAGCCGATCAACTGAAAGACGTACCGCTGCCGACCAACAGCGAGAGCGGACTGGAGGCAAACCGGTTATGTTATGCCATCAGATGGCTTGAGAGGCTGGCAGGCCGGTGGTTTGTGTACCCGTGCCCGATCAAGGCTATTTCCATCGAGGAGGCGCACCCATGAAAGCACTGATCTATGTGATCCTCGGTCTGGATCTGCTCTACGTTGCCCTGACGTACCGCAACAGCAACCGCTGAGGGCTGAACCAAATGAAAGATATCCGCATTACTTACACATACCACCTGAAAAGCCTTGACATGGACGAAGATCCGACAACGGGCAACCTTGTCCTCCAAGTAGAGGATGCCATTGCCGCCGAGCTGCTTCTGGCCGACCTCTCGCAGTCGATAGCGGGCCGTCACATCGGCAGGTCTTTCCACTGCGTCTGCGAGATGCTTTTGTGGTATTGCTCAATGCACTGCCGGTATATTCAGGGCGATGACAAAATTTTGAGCATCAGCCCAGCATAACCAGCGTCCTCCACTGGTGACAGGAGGTAAAACAAGAGCCACTGCCAGTGTATCAAGACACAGAAAGGAGATGATTCCATGGGAAGAATGGTCACCGTTGAGGAGTGGGCAGAGATCCATGGGAGAAAGCCTGCCGCAGTGCGGCGCATGATCCATAACAACGTATGGCCCAAGGCGAGGAACGTCCTCGTTGACGGCAAGCTTACATGGTTATTAGACGAAGATTGGCTGTGGCCTAAAGCCACCACACCGGCCAAGCAGGCAAGTCTGCTGTGCGAGATCCGCAAGCTGATGCCGCCTGTGGTATATGCCACCTCGGCAGACGGCGTGGTGATCTGCATGGTGCCATGCACCGGATACACCCGCACCGCCGTCAATGTCACCGCAGAAGAAATGAATGAGCTGTGGAGCGTCAAGCCGCAGCAGCGTGCAGCCGCGCAGGGTGCCCTGCAGTATGGCTGGCAGCACCCGCTGGCTGATCCGAGATCCTACAACGAGAAAGGAGAGCGTTTGCAGAATGTCTACAACCGCAAAAAGTAACGCGAAAAGCACCACCCGCAGAAAGCCCGCCCAGAGCGCACAGGAGCGCCCGGCGGCGCAGGTGGTACAGTTTCCCTTGTTCGCCCCCAAACCACGCCAGACAGCCCCGCAGGAGATTCAGGTGGTCATTTGCGAGTGCGGTGCAGATGCAGTGCGCGTCCGGCTGCTACCTGACCCGGCGGCGGTGCTGCACATCATGGACGAAACATTTGGCACGCTGGGCTGGACGCGGCGCTACTACTTCGCAGATGGCCGCCTCTGGTGCGGCGTTGGCGTGTATCACCCGCTGATGAACAACTTCGCCATCAAGGACGCAGCTGCCCCGGTGGGCAAGCTGCAGATCTCTAACCCCGACAAGTGGAAGGAAAACGGCAGCTTTCTGGCCGCCGCTGCCCTCTGGGGTGCCGGTGCTGATGTGATGGCACTTCCCTCCCTGACCTTTGCTGCAGATCAGGTGGATATCGACCCGATCAAAAAGCCGGGCAAGCGCCCCGGGGATCCGCTCGTTGTGGTCGGGTATGGTCTATACCACGCTCTGACCGTGGACAAGCTGTTGCGGGCTGAGGATGGGCACATCATCGGTGTGCAGCTGCTGCAGGGGGAGCGTAAAGTGGTATGGCAAGCAGAGTGATCGGCCGCCTGCCGGTGGTGTATTATCCACAGACCGGCAAGCTAGAAGTGGAAAACGCAGGGGAATTTGTGGAGAGACAGATTTACCAGCGTCTGGATGAACTGGCACACGGTCAGCCCCTGCACATCACCCTGACGGTGGAGCCGGTGAACAAAGCCCGCAGCACGGCACAGAACAGCCTTATGTGGGCACTGCTCACCATCATGGCAGACCATTACAACGGCGGACGCACCGGCGGCGTCACCCCGGAGGACTGCTATCTGGAGATGCTGGAGAAGTACGGCGCAAAGGTGGATTATCTGGAAATCCCGGCGGGCGCGCAGGATATCCTGCGCGGCTGCTACCGGCTTGTCCATCTGGTGGAGATACTGGATAACAACCGCTGCACGGTCAAGTGCACACAGGGCAGCTCCACCTTTACCACCCAAGAAATGAAAAATCTGATAGACGGGATCTTTGACCGCCTTGCTGAGATGGGCGTGAGTGATCCCTTAGTGACTGCCTACTGGCAGGAGTGGAGTGAACCATAGACATGACCAGAAAGAGGCTCAAAAAGTTGATGATGGCTCGCGGGCTGTCACGAAATCAGGCAAACCGCATCTTAGAAAACAGCAGGCTCAAACCCAGAAAGCTGAGCAACAGGCTCTTTTGGATCGTATTCCGGCACGAATTTGACAAATTTGTTGATGCCTGCGGTGCCAGCATGATCCGTTATTTCTGGGACTTTGAAATCAGGTAAAAGGAGGCTTTCAGGTGAAACGCAAACGCTTTGAAAAGCTGATGATCTCGCAGCATAAATCACAGGCTCGTGATATCCGGCAGTCTATCCGTGCCATCATCGAACTGCGCCACTACTCTGAGGGGCGCAAGGGCGTCCTGATGGTCTACAACGAAAAAGCCGAGTGCTTCACGGAGGCCACGCTGTACCCTTACGGCGAAATGTATGCCCGGATCCAGAGAGGTCAGGGCGCTATTGGAAAGGAGTCTTGACAGAGATGACCAAGAAAATGACCCGCAAGCGCTTTTGCAAGCTGCTGATGGCTCACGGAGTCAACCGGAACACCGCACAGGGCTTGGCGCGGTGTATCAACGCCGCCCGGCGGTATGGCTTCATTGATGGGTTCACCATTAAATTTGTCAACGGCCAGAAGTATCAGGTCGATAATGTGCACTCTTACCGCGAGGCTTATGAGAGCACGCAAAAGGATGGGGTGCCGCTTGTCTAAAAGCATCATTCAGACAGAAAAGGAGTGCTATATCTGCCGCCGCTGGTATGCAGTAAAGACCACGCGCGGGCTGGAGGAGCACCACGTCCTCAATGGGCCACTGCGCAGCTTTTCGGAGAGGCACGGTCTCAAGGTCTGGCTGTGCCACCAGCACCACAATGAGCCGGGCATGAGCCCGCACTATAACGTCACCTGTGCCCAGACCCTGAAAGCCGTTGCGCAGGCAAAATACGAGGAGAAGAACGGCCCCGGTGCACACGCTGCATGGATGGCCGCCGTTGGAAAGGACTATATCAATGCTTAATGTTATCGCAATTATGGGCCGCCTTGTGGCGGATCCTGAGCTCCGCACCACCCCGGCGGGCGTGAACGTCTGCAAGTTCCGCATTGCCTGTGACCGAAACTTTGCAAAGCCCGGCGAACAGCGTCAGGCTGATTTCATTGATGTTATTGCGTGGCGGCAGTCGGCGGATTTTGTGTGCCGCTACTTCCAAAAGGGCAGTCTGGTTGCCATCAATGGCCGTCTCCAGACCAACAATTATCAGGATAAGACCGGCGCAAACCGCACATCTGTTGCAGTGGTGGCCGACAATATCAACTTTGCGGGCTCCAAGGGCACCAGCAAGCCGGTGGACGAGGGCGGCGAGGCTGCCCCGCGCTCTGAGGCATGGCCGAAAGCAGACCCGCCCGCCAACTACGGCGGCGTTGATGACTTTTCCGTGATCGATGACAGTGACGACCTACCGTTTTAATGGAGGACTAACAGGATGAGAAAAGACGGATATGTTGTTGTGCAGCCGTGGATGGTGACGGACTACAACCTCAACGGCAACAAGCTCCTGATCTATGCCCTGATCTGGGGCTTCTCCCAAGACGATCAGTCTTGTTTCTATGGCTCTGTCAGCTATATCGTGGAATACTTCAAGCTGAGCAAGCGTGCCGTGCTGAACCTTCTGGGCGAGCTGGAAAAGGACGGTCTGATCCGCAAGTGGTCTGAGACAGTAAATGGCAGACCCACAAACCGGTATGCAGCGCTTCGCCCGGCAGAGTGTTCGTCTGCGTCTGATGGGTGCAAAAAGTGCACTAGTGCAGAAAATGCACCGGTGAACAATGTGCACCCGGATGGGTGCAAAAAGTGCACCTCTACCGGTGCAGAAAGTGCACCCAAGAAAGAAATAGAGAAAGCTAATAATAATAAACCCCGCGCAGAGGCGCGGGAGGAGCCGAGCAGCCTGACCGTTGCCGAGGTCTTTGACGAGTTTTCCCGTGGTGCACCCGGCGGGCTGTATGACGCCCTGATGGACTTTGACCAGCACCGGCAGGCGCTTGCCAAGAAGGACAAGAAAAAGCTGTGGAGCCCTCTGGTTGCAAAGAAGATCTGCAAGTCCATCAAGCGGCTTGTGGATGAGGCGGGCGTGAAGGATCGTGCCGGGTACGCCATCGCGATGCTGAACCAGAGTGTCGAAAACGGATGGACGGGCGTGTTTGCGGTCAAGGATTTTGTGGACAAAACCCCGGCGGCGGTACATATCGCGCAGCCTGCACCGGATAAGCCCCGCAAAATCACCAAAGACACGACCCTCGCAGACCTGCTGGGGGGTGTAGGAGCGTGACAAACAAGATCTCCACTGCGCAGCAGCATCAGCTTGCTGTGATCGGCGCTGCAATCTTAGACCCGGCGGCGTGCAAGGATACCGTGCAGCGTCTGACTCCGGCCATGTTCGAGGATGGGCCATACCGGCAGTTGTTCGCAGCCATCAAGCTGCAGCTGGATACCGGCCACAATGTCGATGCCGTGATACTGGAGCGGATGCTGGGCGCAGACTTCCGGCCTCTGATCGTGCTGGCAGCAGAGACCGTGCCCACCATCAGCCATGTGCAGGACTATGAGGCGCTGGTGATGGAGGACTACCGCAAGCGTCTGCTGCTGGAGCTTGCCGCCAAGATCTCCATGAACCCTGCGGATTCTGACACCATCTGCCGGGATCTGAGTGAGGCGCTGAAAGAGCAGGATCACCTGCGGCGGGAATCGGTGGACGCGAACGTCAAGGAGTTTGCTGAGGTCTGGGACGAGACGCTCCAATGGCTGCAGCAGCCGGACACCAGCGTCAGGATGGCATGGCGTGAACTGGATGAGCTGGGTCTGTTCGGTGAAAAGATGGTCACCGTCATTGCCGGACGTCCCGGACACGGCAAGACAGATCTGGCTCTCGCTCTGGCTCTGCGCCTGAGTAACAGCTGCCAAGTGTATTACCTGACCATGGAGGAGGACAGGCGCAAGCTGATGCTGCGCACCATGTCCAAACTGACCCGCATAAACTCCACCCGGCTGCGTGACCGCAAGCTGACCGAGGAGGAACGGGAGAGCCTGAACAACGCTTTTGCCCTCATCAAGGGACACACCGGCATGATCTACGATGATGGCACCCGGATGACCGTGGACGATATCCGCGCCCGGGTCATGAAATACCGCCCGCGTGTGGTCTTTGTGGATCACATCGGTCTGATCTCCGACACCCAGCAGGGGCGCAAGGAGCAGGAGCGTCTTGCGGACGTTACCCGCAGCCTGAAAGAGCTTGCCATGGAGACCGGCACCACCATTGTGGAGCTTGTGCAGCTGAACCGCGTAACGGATCGCAACGGCGGCACCAAAAAGGCATCACTGGGAGACCTTCGCGGATCCGGCACCATCGAGCAGGACGCGGACGCCGTTGTTTTCATCGAAAGCCAAGTGGACGGTGAGCGTCAGCTGCAGGGCCCGAATGATTACTTTGACGTTAACCTGCGCATCCCGAAAAACCGCGAGGGCGCAACCGGCAGAGTGTCCATGTGGTGGCAGCCGCAGTATCATGAGTGGCAGCCTGCGCCTGATCCGTCCGAAAATTACAGCGAGGATTTTGCCCCGGCGGATCATGAGGATATCCCGGCGGAGTGGTGAGGAGGACAGGAATGGATGAGGTAGTTCGCGCCTGCTGCCCTTTGTGCGGTGGGGAAATCATAGTTTCCGAGTATTACCAGAAATCGTATGACTACAAAGTCCTGAAGAATGGGAAAATGTCCAAGCGGTACATTGTCACAGACGCTGGCTCCATGAGCGCAAGGACAGCAGCGTGTGGCAATCTCTGCGGCGCATACTGGGAGGAGGATGATTTTGACATTGCCGAGGACGGGACATTTTACGATAAAAAATATACAAAAATGGATGGTGACACATGACCGGGAAAATCTGGATTCAGGCAAACATGAACGAGAACGGCATTGTTGATCTGCTGGTTGCGCCGGGCGTAGCTGATAAGATTAAGGGTGTCGATATCTACGAGATCGGCAGCCCTGCCGTAAAATGCGACTTTGAGAGAGATAGAGAGGATGACCATGGAGAACAAGAAGCACATTGACGCTGACGCTTTAGAACTCGCATACCGGAGAATAAAAGACGCTGAAAGTCTGGGAGAACATAGCGGCGGCTATGTTTACAATCGGCTGTTTGAAACACTGCTGCAGGCCCCGGAAGCATTCCCGCCACACTGGCCGGAATGGATCAGAACGGCAGAGAGGAAGCCAACCGCAGAGGACGCAAACGAGGACGGCTGCGTCCTGAGCATCAACATGAACCCCGGCGACATGAACACAACAAATTGGCCGTGGAACATGGTGGCAGCCTTCCCGGATAACCTTCCGGTCTGGATGCCGTTGCCCAAAAAACCGGATCTGAAAGAGGAACATTTTCACCGCTGATAAAGGGAGGATGCAGTCCGATGACCTATGAAGAAAAAAAGGAATGGTTGCGGCGGTACCGCAAGGCCGTAAAGCTGGAAAAGATCAAGTTGGAAGAGGTAGAGCGGTACCGTACAGACGCGGAGCATATCACACAGGTTCTCTCCCCTGTTCCCGGCGGCGCTGGTGACGGTCAGGCGCTGCCCCGCTCTGTGGAGCGCATCGCGGATGCAATGCAGGCAGCCAACGCGCAGGTGATGGAGTGCCAGAGGATCTGCAAGGAGATCCTGAGCGTTATGAGCCAGACCGTGGATATACAGGATTATGAGATCCTGTACCTGCGTTACATCGGCGACAAGAAGTGGGAGCAGATCGCCGTCAAGATGGGCATGGACGTGAGCCGCGTATATCGGCGGCACAAGCGTGCTGTGAAGGCTCTCGACATCCCGGAGTGCCAGTAAACGCACTGTTTTTGAAGCAAAGCGCACTGTTTTGCACTGTTTTTGATGAAAGACGCACTGTTTTGCACTGTTTGACCTGTGATATTATTAGACTGCGAAAGCCGCAAGGAGCTGGACAACATCCAACACCCTGCGGCTTTTGTATTGCCCGGCTGCGACAGGGGAACACCTTACCGACCAACAGCCTGAATGTACCAGCTGGGCAATTTATGTTTTGGTATCCGTGGCACTGTTGAGGGCACCACCCCGGCGGGGTCACTGGGTATACATGGGAGTCATTGCAGCATCATCCCGGAGTGCGTGGCAGCGTATCGCCAAGCGGGTTCCTTTGTCACCATCCTACCCAGCAAGCTGCTGTTGCTGGCAGCTGCGCACTCCATCCTATGCCGTTGTAGCTCAACGCAGAGCGCTGCCCATTTAAGGCGGGTCACATTGACGATACGCAAGAGCGGCCCTGTTCGGCCTGTCCCCGGACGGATTGAAACTCTTGTGGTGCCGGTTCGAATCCGGCCAACGGCTTATGTTATATTCCCCCGGGCTTGTAAAACACCCCCGGACCGAAACGACCATGACAGATGCCTCTTGCGTATCGTCAATGTGACCCGCCTTAACCCCCGGGGTCTTTTTATACCCTGCTCCTCCCGCAAGTGCCGCCCCCTGCAAATACCCCGGGGCTTTGCACAGTGCAGCGGGCTATGAGGGCACTGTACGCTATAACCACAACGCTGCCAAAGGAGGCCTGCACCATGACGAACCCGCGCTATGCCAACGGCAACCTGCGGCGCAAGCATCGGGAGCGGCTGCGGGCAATGGGCTGCGAATGCGGCATCTGTCATGGTCGTTTCGGTCCGATTCATTATGATGAACCTTCAGACGCGCAGCATCCGCTCTCTTTTGTGGTGGACGAGATCCGGCCTGTATCTAAATGGCGGCAGTTCGGGTATCCATCGGCACGGGCAGCGGCCGAGGACTGGACGAACCTGCAAGCGGCGCACTATTTCTGCAATGCGCAAAAAGGCAACAAAACCGGGCAAAACAGCCCGAAAACCGGCAAAAAAGGGGCAAAACCGTGCCGTATTCCGCAGGTCAGTGACGGCGAGTGGTAGGGTGGGGAGGGTCCCCCTCCCGCCGCCCTCGGCGACTCCGCGCTGTCCAGCGCCGATTTACACACAGGAAGTTTTTTGAAAGGGGCATCCAGACATGGCGACCATGAAAAGCATCACCGCCAGCGGCAGCCGTCTGGGGCAGCTCAAGCGGCTTGCACTGGTGCTGGCCAAGAATATCGACAGCTGCGAGGACGCCCGGCTTTTGCCCCAGCTGGCCAAACAGTACCGTGACACCATCCGGGAGATCGAGGAAATGGAGGGAGCACCCAGCGATGACGACGCAGTCGGCGCGATCCTCGCGCAGCGGCAGCAGGATGGGAAGCCAGGAGCCGTCCGCACGCATCGCTCCGGCGTACCGGAGCACTGACGGCGGCGATGCCGTGCGCATCCTGCGGGCAGGCGGCACCATCCCGGACCCGTGGCAGAGTGACGTGCTGGAGGACTGGATGGGGCGCACCCCTTCTGGTAAGTGGGCAGCGCCCACAGCGGGCGGCAGCGTACCCCGGCAGAACGGCAAGAGCCTGCTGGTGCAGGGACGCGCCGAGGCCGGGATGCTGCTGTTCAACGAAACGGTCCTCTACACCGCCCACCTGCAAAAGACTGCCACCGAGACCTTTGAGGAGATGCGCGCCTTCTTTGAGGGTGCGCGGATGCGGCGGTATGTGGAGGAGATCCGCACCGCCCTCGGGCGGGAGCAGATCATCCTGAAAAGCGGTGCCCGCATCAAGTTTCTGGCACGCACCCGCAACGGCGGACGCGGCCAGCACGGCGACCTGCTGATCTTTGACGAGGCGCAGGAGCTGGACGAGACTGCGCAGGGCTCTTTCCTGCCCGCCATCTCTGCCAGCCTGAACCCGCAGACCATCTATGTGGGCACGCCACCGGGACCGGATGCCGTGGGCACCGTGTTCCGGGCGCTGCGCCGCCGCGCTCTGGACGGCGATGCCAAAAAAGCTGCATGGTTCGAGTTCTCGGTGGACAAGATCGGGGACGTAAAGGACCCGGCGCGCTGGGCAGCCACTAACCCTGCGCTGGGGCGGCGCATCCAGCTTTCCACCATTGAGGGCGAGGTCGAGCAGCTGGACCCGGACACCTTTGCCCGGGAACGTCTGGGCTGGTGGAGCCCGGAGGCCACCCAGCAGCTGGATCTTGCCATTGACCCGGCGGCGTGGGCGGCCTGTGCCAGCGAGGAGCAAAAGCCCGAGGGCAAAACCGCCTACGGCATCAAGTTTGCACCGGACGGCAGCGCGGTCTGTCTGTGCGGCGCGGTGCTGCCAAAGGACGGCGCTGCCCGCGTTTCCCTGATTGACCTGCGCCCCACCGGGCAGGGGCTTGCATGGCTGGCAGACTGGCTGAACCAGCGGTACGACAAGGCAAGCTGCGTAGTCATCGACGGACGCAACGGCGTGGACGTGCTGGCAGAGCGCATCAAAGAGGTGTGGCGGGCAAAGAACGCCGTGATCCGCCCCGGTACCAAGGACGTAATCGCCGCCGTGGGCGGCTTTACCAACAGCATCAGCGAGCACAGCCTGACATGGTATCAGCCGCAGACCGTGCTGGACGAGAGCGCCCGCACCGCCATCAAGCGCCCCATCGGCGGCGGGTACGGCTTTGGCGGAGACAACAGCCTGCCGGTAGAAGCCTGTGCGCTGGCGCTGTGGGGCGTAAAGACCTGTAAACGCGACCCGACCCGCAAGATGCGCATCGGGTGAAAGGAGCACCATGACCACCACCTTTTCTTTTGGCACTGTGCCGGGCTTGACCGGGGAGGAACAGCGGCAGTTGACCGAGCTGACCGAGGCCTACAACTACCACCAGAGCCGCAACGCCACCAAGGACAAGTATTATGAGGGACACGTCACCTTGCAGGACGTGAACCTTGGCATTGCGCTGCCCAAGGGGCTGAGCAAGCTGGAGGTCGGCTGCAACTGGGGACAGAAAGCGGTGGACGCGCTGGCATCCCGCAGTATGTTCGATGGCTTTGTGAGCAACAGCGGCACGTTGGGCGGGCTGCAAAAGCTGGTGACCGACAACCGTCTGGTTTCCGCCTACGCCAAAGCCTGCCGAGATCAGCTGAAATACGGCTGCGTGTTCGCCACCCTGTCCGCAGATGCGGACATCGGCTGCCGCATCCGCTTCCACTCCCCTGCCACCGCCTCCGCGCTCTGGAACGGCGAGAAGGGGCGTATCGACTGCGGCTTTGTCATCATTGACACGGTACAGGACGAGCACCAAAAAGACAGCTGGCGGCCTGCGCTGGTCAACTTCTACACCGACACCGACGTCATCGTGCTGAGATCCAACGGCAGCAGCTGGGCGGCGGAGCGGAAGCCCCACCGGGTGGGTCGTCCGCTGATGGAGCCGCTGATCTGGAACGCCACCAGCAACAAGCCCTTTGGCCGCAGCCGCCTGAAGCGTGCTATCCGCTCTCTTATCGATGACTATGTGCGCACCGTGGCTAACGCCACCATCGCGCTGGAGTTTGACACCACACCCCAGAAGTACATTCTCGGTGTGACCGATGAACAGTATGACGCCATTACCTCCGATAAATTCAAGCAGTATGTCGGCGCGCTCATCGCCGCCACCTCCAACCCGGAGACAGGCGAAAACCCAGTCTTTGGGCAGCTGGCGCAGGGCAACTTACAGCCCCATGTGGAGAAAATGCGGATGATCGCCACCCAGTTTGCGGCAGCCACCGGTCTGACCGTGATGGACGTGGGCGTGGTGAACGATGCAAACCCCACCAGCAGTGATGCCATTCTTGCCCAGAGCCAGACGCTGGTGCTGATGGCGCAGCAGCTGAACACCGGCAACGGCGATGCCCTGCACACCATCGCCTGTATGGCACAGGCCATTGCCAGGAACGTATCTCTGACCGAGCTGACCGAGGAGGAGCGCGGCGTGATGGCGCACTTCAAAAATCCTGCCATGCCCAGCGTGGCGGTGACTGCGGACGCTGCCATCAAGATTGCAACTGCCCGGCAGGAGTTCGCCAGCACCGACACCTTTCTGGAGATGATCGGCTTCGATCAGGCGGATATCCGGCGCATCCGGGCGCAGGAGCAGCGGGTGCGCGGGCAGGCGCTGCTGATGGAGATGGACGATGCAGATAACGACACGGACGTGGAATAATTACATTGCCCGGCTCTCCCGGCTGAACGAGGCTGCCGGGCAGAAGATGCGGGAGTACATCCGGCTGCACGGCACCGAAAACACCGAGGAGCTGATCTCCTACGCCTACGCAGTCATCACCCGGTACGGCGAGGGCAGCGCGGAGCTGGCCTGCCAGATGTACGACGCACTGGCCGAGGCCGAGGGGATGCTGCTGCCCGCAGCAGAGCCTGCTGCCACTGCCAGCTATGGCGAGGTTGCCCGCATGGTGCACGCCACCAAGGATCAGAACCCCGAGAATCTGCCCAGCGGCGTGAGCCGTATGGTCAAGCGGGCGGGAGCAGACACCACCCTGCACAACGCGGTGCGGGACGGCGCACAGTGGGCATGGGTGCCCAACGGGGACACCTGCCCCTTCTGCATCACGCTGGCCTCCCGTGGCTGGCAGACCGCCAGCCAGAAGCTGCTGAAGAATGGGCACGCGGAGCACATCCATTCCAACTGTGACTGTGAGTTTGCGGTGCGGTTCCATTCCGGCACAAGCGTTGCGGGCTACGACCCGGAGAAATACCTCAAGCAGTACCGGGACGCCGGCAGCGATGTGAACGCCATGCGCCGCATCGACTACGCCGCCCGGAGGGATGCCATCAACGCCCAGAAGCGGGCGGCGTATGCGGCAAGGAAAAACTTCTCTGTTTATTCGAGCTTGAACATGGAGCCAAAACCTGTTACAATGCAGTCAATCAGCAATGTCAAGTCGTTCAACTGCGAAACTCTGGACGGTGCAAAGCAGCAACAACTTCAAAACGCCCACAAACGACTGCTCATGACTGCGGCAAAACAGCCGCCCGGTGTTGAAGTCGGCAAGGCGTTCGACCTGAACATGAAGCCGTTGACGCAAGATGTCGTTGGCAGTGCAGAGGGGCACTCTGTCAAGCTGCCCAACTTTAATGTGCCCTATGCCGTCATACATACGCACCCTGCGTGTGGCATTTTCTCCCATGGTGACTTGTCGAGCTTCGCCAAAAGTGAGAACTTGAAACTCATGACGGCCATTGGGCATAACGGACACATCTATGCGGTCGAGAAAAGCGCTGATTACGATGCCGTTGCAGCAAAAGACATTGTTTGGCAGCTGAACGCCGGAATAGACCGGCTGAAAAATATCCCCCGTGCGGAACTGTCAGACGAGCAGCTTCTTGAGCAGGCTGAAAAACTTGTCTGGCAAGCCATCAAAGAACTTCAAGAGAACGGAGTGAGATTCTATGAGTAGTCGGCTTACACCGGAACGGATTGCAGAAATGCAGAAGTGGCTTCTCGAACATCCGATTGACCACGAATACGACGAGATGTGCGATATGCTGGACAGCCCTGCGCCTCCGGCCCAGCTTGCTTCTCGCGCTGCTTACGATGTGCTGAAAGAAATTGGGGAACTCCCTCCCGGCGTTGAGTGATTTTTATATTCTGACCACGATGCACACGCACCGTGGTTTTTTCATGCCCAAAAACGGAAAGGAAAGCACCATGAAAAAGATTCTTCTCGCCATCGCGTTGGCCGCATCTATCCTGCTGTGCGGCTGTTCGGAGGCCGACAAGGCCAATGCCAACATCTCCAAGCAGGCCGATTACTTTGAGAGCGAGCGCAAGATCACCGTCTACAACGCCCGCACCGATAAGATCATCATGGAAGCCGAGGGCTACATGTCCATCTCCAACAACTCAAGCAACGAGCTGGTCTGCACGGTGAAAATTGGCCCGGACACCTACCGCAAAAATTATATCTACCTGAACGGCTACACCATGTATGTGGTGGAGGACATTACCGGCACCCATACCGACCCGTACCACTATAAACTCTATTTCCACACGGACATCCTGCCCAGCGTGGAAGTAAAACCGTAAAGGCACTAACCAGAACACTCTATTTTAGCCCGTATCAAGCACGATGCAGACCGCACCGTGCTTTTATTATGCCCATTTTGCCCGCATGAGGACGAAACGGGCACCATCGCAGCGGGCAGTGCGTACCCTGCCCACAACCGGACGCAGACGGAGAACTGCGTCACCAAACCGAGGTTTTACCAACAGAAAGGAGTTTCCACCATGAAACGCGAAGACGTAAAGAACAAGATCCCCGGCATTACCGAGGAGCAGCTGAACTGGCTCATGCAGGAGAACGGCAGCGACATCACCCGGGAGAAAAACGCAGCCGCAGCCTTGCAGACCCAGCTGGACAGCGCACAGGCACAGCTCAAGACCGCACAGGACGGCCTGAAGGCCTTTGACGGTGTGGACGTTGCCGGGCTGCAGGCGCAGGTGACCAAGCTGAAGGCGGATATGCAGGCGCAGGCCGATGGCTTTGCCTTTGACAGTGCCCTGAACACCGCCATCCTCGGCAAGAAGGGCCGCAGCGTGGATGCAGTGCGCGCTTTGCTGGATCTGGATGCCCTGAAGGGCTCTAAAGACCGCACCACCGACATCAACAAGGCGCTGGAGGATGCGGTCAAGGCGAACCCGTGGGCGTTCGGCGACACCCAGCCTGCCGGGTATCCCAATGTTAAAGATGGCGGTACTCCGAACCATATCCCCAGCCAGCCGGACGGCGTTCTGGCTGCCTTCAGCAAACTGAACCCGAATCTGAAAATCTGACCCGTGCAGCAGCACGGAGAAAGCGAGGTATTTTTATGGCACATGCAAATCAGGAGCGTTGGGCATCCTATGTGGACGTAAAGCTGCGTAACACGCTGGTGACCCGCGACAATCTCATCTTCAACAGCCGCTACGAGGGCGACCCCACTTCCGGCAAGGTCAAGATCCCGGTGCGCGACACCGAGGTGGCCGTCAAGGAGTACGACAAGGCCAACGGCGTTGCTGCCGACGTGGGCACCACCACCTATCTGGATCTGAACATCGACCACGACGAGGCGGTCAACGAGCTGATCGACGGCTACGATGCCGACAGCGTGCCCGATGACATCGTGGCAGAGCGTCTGGACAGTGCCGGTTACTCTCTGGCGCTGTCCATCGACAAGAAGTCCATCGACGCGCTGGAAAGCGCAGCCGGTGCTACCATCAGCGCCACCAAGACCGCCGCCACCGAGGCCAACGCCTACAAGCTGGCACTGGAGGCCAAGCGGGTGCTGGGCCGCAAGGGCGTACCCAACGAGGGCCGCTTCCTCATCGCGTCCCCGGAGTATCTGGAGGTACTGATGCTGGACGAGCACTTCATCAAGCAGGGCGACCTTTCTCAGGAGATGGTGCAGCAGGGCGTTGTTGGCCGCATTGCGGGCTTCAATGTGTTCGAAAGCAACAACATGGACTACGAGTCCACCACCCGCGTCAGCAGCAAAAAGACCACCACCGAGTTCATCGCCGGTCACCCCAACTGGTGCCACCGCGTCATGGAGTGGCAGACCGCTGTGCACCTGCAGGATCTGTCCGGCTCCGGCAAATACATCGGCGCATCCGCTGTGCAGGGCCGCAAGGTGTACGGCCTGAAGGTCTCCAAGCCCCAGACCCTGTACATCAAGCGCACCGAGACCGCCACCTGATGAGGTGCCGCCATGAGCTACGCAGAACTGAAGGACGTGGAGGCAGGCTTCCGCGTCCTGTCGGATGAGGAGCGCGGCCGCTGTACCGCCCTGCTGAGCGAGGCGGCGCTTATCATCGACGCCTACAACGCCGATGCCGACACTGACCGCAAGCGGCTGGTATCCTGCCGGATGGTGCGCCGTCAGTTGGGCGAGGATGACAGCGGGGACGCTGTCACCTTCCCCATGGGCGCAACGCAGGGAACTGCCACGGCGCTGGGCTACAGCCAGAGCTGGACCATGAGCGGCGGCTCTACCGGCGAGCTGTATCTTTCCAAGCTGGAAAAAAAGCTGCTGGGCGTGGGCAGCAGGCTGGGCGCACGCAGCCCGCTGGAGGACTTATGCTGAAGGGTATCGATATCATCCTGTATGAAAAGACCAAGACCGGTGAGGACGGCTTCCACGATCCCATCTACGAGGAAAGCCCCGTTACCGTGCACAACGTACTGGTGGGGCAGCCCACTGCCGAGGAGATCACCACCGAATTGCAGCTGACCGGGCGTCGCATCGCCTATACGCTGGCAATCCCAAAGGGCGATACCCACAACTGGGACAACGTCCGGGTGGCGTTTTTCGGGCAGACCTTCCGCACCTGCGGCGGGGCTGTGCAGGGTATCGAAGCCATGATCCCGCTGCGCTGGAACAAGAAAGTGCAGGTGGAACGCTATGAGTAAGGTGACCATCAAGCTGAACCGCAAGGGCGTGCGGCAGCTGCTGCAAAGCCCGGAGATGGAGAACGCCCTGACCGGCATTGCCTTTGCGGCGCAGAACCGCCTTGGCGAGGGGTACAAAGCCAGCTACTACAAAGCCGGCACCCGCGTTGTGGCCAAGGTGAGCGCCGAAAGCCCCGCCGCCCGCAAGGAGAACGCCGACACCAACTCTATTCTGAAGGCGCTGAAGTGATATGATCGAAGAAATCATCCAGAACTATCTGCGTGAAAACGCTTTTCCCTGTTATCTGTCCGTGCCGGAGAAGCCCTCCGGCAATTTTTGTGTGCTGGAAAAGACCGGCTCCAGCTACAAGGACGGCATCTTTACCGCTACGCTGGCGGTGCAGTCCTACGGCAGCAGCGACTATGCCGCTGCGCAGCTGAGCCACCGTGTGATGCAGACCATGCTGGACGCGGACACCCTGCCGGAGATCGTCTCCTGCACACTGAACACCGACTACAATTTCCCGGACACCACCCGCAAGCTGCCCCGGTATCAGGCAGTTTTTGAGGTGGTGCATTACTGACGAAAGGAGCATTTTCTATGAATGCAAAAAATGTGACCGCAGCAAAGCCCAAGGTCGGCGGCGCTATCTGGTGCGCACCGCTGGGCACGGCTCTGCCCAAGGATGCAAAGACCGAGCTTGACCCGGCGTTCAAGAGCCTTGGCTATATCTCCAAGGACGGTCTGACCAACTCCAACTCCCCCTCTAACGAAAATACCGCTGCATGGGGCGGCGACACTGTGCTGAGCCTGATGACCGAGCGCCCGGATACCTTCCAGTGCACGCTGATCGAGGCGCTGAACGAGGAAGTGCTGAAGACTGTATACGGTGACGACAACGTTACCGGCACGCTGGAGACCGGCATCACCGTCAAGGCCAGCGCCGACGATCTGCCCTTCTATGCCTACGTCGTGGAGATGGTGCTGAAGAACAATGTGAAAAAGCGCGTGGTCATCCCCTGCGGCACTGTGACTGCTGTGGGCGATATCACCTATGCAGACGGCACTGCCGTTGGTTACCAGACCACCATCACCGCGATTGCCGACACGGATGGCAAGACTCACTACGAGTATATGCAGAGTGCTGGCAAGTAAGGAGGACTATCATGATCACTGCAAAGACCGAATCCGGCTTTTCCATTGAGCTGGAAGAGAGCGCGCTGGACAACATGGAGGTGCTGGACGCACTGTCTGATCTGGATGAGGGCAACCCGCTGGCCATGTCCCGGCTGGTCGTAAAGCTGCTGGGCAAGGACGGCAAAAAGCGCCTGTACGACCATCTGCGTACCGAGGACGGCCGCGTGCCTGCGTCTGCCGTTGAGAGCGCCATCATGGAGCTGTTCCAGTCCATCAACGCCGGAAAAAACTCTGCATCCTCGCCGAACTGATCGCAACGGACGAGGACGCACTGATCTGCGATTTTGTCCAGTATTACAACCTGCTGAACTGGCGTGCCCTACCGGTGCGGCTGGCGGCCACTCTGGCCGCCGGTCTGCCGCCGGACAGCCGCAGCATGATGGTGCTGCATGGGCAGAAACTGACCCTTGCGCAGACCCTGCAGGCGGCTGAACTAGACACCCTGCAGACCATCTGCTGGCGCATCGGACGGCTTGCGTATGTGGACGAGAAACCGCCCACATCCATCCTGAACACCCTGCTGGGCAAGACAGAAGCAGAATCCGAGGACAGTCCGGTGCAATATTTTGACAGCCCCGAGGAATTTGAGGCGGCGATGCGCGCCGCAGAAGGAGGTGAACCAGATGGCAAACGGCATTGAGCTGGCAAAGGCTTATGTCCAGATCGTGCCCTCCGCCGATGGCATTCAGGGCAGCATCAGCCACATCATGGGCGGCGAGGCATCCTCTGCCGGTGAAAGCGCCGGTACGCTGCTGGGCACAAAGCTGGTGGGCACCCTGAAAAAGGTGATCGCTGCTGCGGGCATCGGCAAGATGATCTCGGATTCCCTGAACCTTGGCGGCGCATTGCAGCAGAGCATCGGCGGCATCGAAACGCTGTTCGGTGCGGGCGGACGCAGCATAGAAGAATATGCCAAGTCCGTGGGCAAATCGGTGGATGCCGTCAAAGACGAATATGCATCTCTGATGCAGTCCCAGCAAACTGTTTTTGACAATGCCGCACAGGCGTACCGGACGGTGGGTCTGTCCGCCAACGAATACATGGAGCAGACCACCAGCTTTGCCGCCAGTCTGCTGTCCAGCGTGAGTAAGGACACAAACGCCGCTGCGCAGCTGGCCAACATGGCCATGGTGGACATGGCGGACAACGCTAACAAGATGGGCACTGACATGGCATCCATCCAGAATGCCTATCAGGGCTTTGCGAAGCAGAACTATACCATGCTGGACAACCTCAAGCTCGGCTACGGCGGCACGCAGGCAGAGATGCAGCGGCTGCTGACCGATGCAGAGAAGCTTTCTGGCGTACATTACGAGCTGGGCAATCTGGCCGATATGTACAGCGCCATCCATATTATACAGACCGATCTGGACATCACCGGCACCACGGCGAAGGAAGCCGCCACCACCCTGACCGGCAGCTTTGCAGCTATGAAGGCAGCAGCGCAGAACGTACTGGGCGACTGGAGCACCGGCGCAGACCTGACCGCACCCATGCAGGCACTGGCAGATACCGCCCGCACCTTTTTGCAGGGCAATCTGCTGCCCATGATCGGCAACGTGCTGGCGGGCATCCCGCAGCTGGTGTACGGCCTTGTACCGGAGGTGATCCAGACCGGCACGGAGCTGGTCAGCAGTCTGGCAGCAGGCTTTGCGCAGGGCATCCCGGCGTTTCTGTCCACTGCCCTGCCGCAGCTGCTCTCCTTTACCGAGGAGCTGCGCGCCAACGCGGGGCAGTTTGTGGATGCAGGTCTTAACTGCATTACCCAGCTGCTCAACGGCCTGATCGCCGGTCTGCCGCAGCTGATCGCCTATGTGCCGGATATCATCATCAACATCGCGGGCATCATCAACGACAATATGCCCAAGATCCTTGCGCAGGGTGTTTCCATCATCGTGCAGCTGATCGCGGGCATCATACAGGCCGTGCCTGCCCTGCTGGCCAACTGGCAGAAAATTTTACAGGCGATCCTGTCTGTGATCTCTGCCATCAACTGGCTGAACATCGGCAAGAACATCCTCACCAGCGTGGCGAACGGCGTAAAGAGCATGGGCTCCAGTATGCTGACCGCCTTCAAGGGCGGCTTTTCCAGCGCGCTGAGCTGGATCAAGAGCCTGCCCGCGCAGGCGGTGAAGTGGGGCAAAAACCTGATAAAGGGCTTTATCAAGGGTTTGACCGGCAAGGGCAATGTGGTGAGCAATGCCGCCACCGCTGTCACTGCCGGTATTTCTTTGGCCGAGACCGCCAGCGGCAAACAGGACAACTGGGCTGCCAGCTGGGCAAGCGCCAACACAAGCCTTGGCAGCAGCGCTCAGACCGTGGCAGAGATCGCCATCCCGGCCTATACCAAGTCCGGGGACGCTGCCGCGGCTTCGGCCTCCAAAGCCGCAGCGGCGGCATCCAAGACCGCCACGGCGGCCTCTGTGGTCAGCTCCTACGCCGACACTGTCACCGAGGTGCTGGGCAAGGTCACCCGCACCACCCAGACCACCGACGAGGTGCTCTCCAACGGGCAGAAACAGCAGAAGCAGACCATCACCGAGACCAGCCGCCAGCTGGTGAACGGTGTGCTGAAGGCCATCAAGACTGTTACCACCATCGGCGCAAACGGCAAAAAGACCGTGCAGCAGACCATGGAAACGGTGCGGGAGCTTGCCTCCTCCGTTACCTCCACGAGCGAAACGCTGGTGGACGGCATCCGCGCCACCATCCAGACCGTGACCGAGACCCTGACCGACGGCACCGAGAGCCAGAAACAGACCATCACCAAGACCTACACCGCCATCATCGACGGTGCGCTGCGCACGGTGAAGGAGGTAAAGACCATCGCCGCCGACGGCACCGAGCAGGTGGCGAAAACGCTGGAGGAAGCCTCCTCCAAGAACTTTTCAGGTCTGCTGCAAGGCTGGAAGAAGGAGGCCGACAAGGGCGTGCTGGGCACCTTCAGCACGCTGATCTCTGCCGTAAAAAGCAAGGACTGGAAGTCCATCGGCCAGTGGGTGCTGTCCACACTGTACAACGGCCTTGCACCGGAAAGCCAGAAGTTCATTGATGACTTCGGGCAGAACCTCATCCAGCAGCTGAACAAGGTGCTGGGCGACAAGATCAGCAACATTTCGCAGAAGGCGTGGGATATCGGCAGCAGCATCGCGGACGGTATCGCCAAGGGTCTGGGCAATGCACTGGGCAAGGACGGCGGGGTACAGGATATCCTGAACGGACTTAACATCAACGTTTCCGACGTCGGCAGCAAGATCATGGGTGTGTTGGGCACCATCGGCACGAGCATGGGCACTTTTGCAACCGAAGCTGGTGCCAAAATTGCAGGCCTTGCCGGGAGCATGGGCAGTCTGGGCACGATCGCAGAGGGCGTAGGCGGACTGATTGCAAAGGTTGGCAGCCTGATCATCTCGAACCCGGAAGTTGCCGCGATCATCGCCATTGTGGCGGGTGTGGTGGCGCTGGGCGGTGCGCTGTTTGCAAAGTTCGGCAAGAGCAAAGAGACCACCAGCACGCAGAAGGCGCACTCCTACAAGGACATTCAGGACGCATACTGGTACGGTAACGAGCGTGCCTTTGCGGGCTACGATTACCGCACCGATCCCTATGTCATGAACCCGGACAACAACGCCATGCTGGCCTATCAGGCCAAAATGCAGGCGCAGATGGAGCGGCTCTACGGTGTAGTGGAGAAATATCTGCCGGAAGCCGGAAACAGCGTGATCGCGCTGGACGGTGAACAGGTGGGACGCATCATCACCCCCAGCGTAAACAGAAGCCTGGGAGACCTTACGGTGCTGAGCGAACGAGGAAACTGATATGTACGAGATCTACGCATACCCCTACGGCAACCCGGACGCAAAGCTGCTGCTCTATCGTCCCAACGACCCGCAGGCACTGGTGCTGTCCCCCAAGCTGACCCGTGAGGTCAGCAAGGGCGGCAGCCTTGTTTTTACCATGACACGGGATCATGCACAGTACGATATGCTGCAAAAACTGAGCACGGTGGTACAGGTGCGGCGGGATGGCAAAGAGATCTGGCGCGGACGGGTGCTGAAGCACGAGGCCGATTTTTACAACCGGCGGGTGGTGTACTGCGAGGGCGCACTGAGTTACTTCAACGATTCTTCCATCACCCCCTTCAACTACAAGGGCACGCTGCGCCAGTTTTTGCAGCACCTGATCGACGCACATAACGATCAGGTCAAAAGCAAGATGAAATGCTTCCAGCTTGGCACCGTGACGGCGGCGCTGGGCAACCTTGTGGTGCAGTTCGGCGATGCCGACCAGTACGGCGTTGGCGAGGACTACGGTAAAGTGTGGGACATTCTGGACAAGCTGGTGCTCAAGGTGTTCGGAGGGTATTTTTATTGCAGCTTTGATTCCTCCACCGGCCTGAACGTGCTGAACTATTGCGATCAGGCAGTGGAAGCCAAGCGGCAGACCGCCCAGAAAATCGAGTACGGACGCAATCTGCTCAACCTGAGCGAAACCACCGACGCCACCGACCTTTATACCCGCATCTACCCTATCGGTAACAAGCACACGGTGGACACCTCCAAGTGGTACTACAAGCTTATGTGGTGGCGGGACACCTCCAAGGATAAGCACGAGGAGCGCTGGGGCATCATGGAAACAGATGCCGCTACTGTTGCGCAGTATCTGCCTGCATCGGGCTACTCCTACAACTTGGAAGAGGGCTGGATCCAGAACGATGCAGCCGTGCAGAAGTTCGGCATCATTACCCGCATTGTAGAGCTGGACACCGACAGCGCCAACGACACCTTTGCAGCCGGTGTGCAGGCATTGCAGCAGAACTACGCCATGAAGACCAGCTACGTCATCCGGGCAGTGGATCTTGTGGATGCAGGCTACGACACCGACCGGCTTGATTTTTCCATGTACTCCCACATCGTCAGCACACCGCACAGTGTGGATGCCGTGATGCTCTGCACAAAACTAGTGGAGCCACTGGAAAAGCCTGCGCAGAAAGAGTTCACCTTCGGCATGACCCGCCGCACCCTGACTGACCGGCAGGTGGCCAACATGGGCACGACCAATCTGCTGCAGGAAAGCGCCTATACTTCCGAGAAATACCATCAGGATATGCTGAAGCGCTTGTTTGCCTACAAAAGCAGCACAGACAGTAAGCTATCGGATATCTCCAAGGGGCTTTCGAATGCTGTCGTGAAGATGGGAGATCTGCAGAACCAGATCGATGATAACATCACCAGCTGGTTCTATGCCGGCACGCCCACCGCTGCAAACGAGCCTGCAAAAAACTGGACGACCGACACCTCCAAAAAGCAGCACATCGGCGATCTGTATTACGACAAGCTCACCGGTCTGGGCTACCGCTGGGTGCTGGATGGAAGCACCTACAGCTGGACCGTCATCCGTGACACGGGCGTTGCCAAGGCTCTGGCAGACGCTGCTGCGGCGCAAGCCACCGCAGACGGCAAGGTGCGCTGCTTTTGCGTAACACCCGCCCCGCCCTATGATGTAGGCGACATTTGGATGCAGGGCGACAGCGGTGATATCCTGCGCTGCCAGACCGCCCGCCAGTCCGGCAGCTATCAGGCTGCTGACTGGGTGAAAGCGTCTAAGTATACCGATGACACCGCCGCAAATCAGGCAAAGCAGGATGCAGCCGAAGCTGCCAAAACTGCCACGAACTTTCTGGAGTTCACCCCGCAGAACGGTCTCATCGTCCGGCACGATTCTCTGCCCGGCAAACGGGTACAGATCCTGAACGATGGTATCCGGGTCATGGATGGCAGCAGCATGGTCAACATCCAGTCCAACGCCATCTCCATCACGGACGGTGCAGGCAGCTGCTCTATCCGCAGCGGCGGCATTTACTTCCACGGTATCAGGAACAACCTGATCTACCGCTGGCAGTATAGCACCAATTCCAGCGGCAATCCGGTGGGTGGCTTTTCGTCCCAGATCACCAACATTGACCTTTCCTCGTACTCTGCCGTGCTTCTGGTTTACGACAGCTACAAGGGCGGAACATGGCTTGCCGGTGGCGGTACTGCCGGAAAAATGACTGCGGTCATCCCCGTCAATGGGACAACGTACACCATCATGTACCCGTGGAACACACCGCATTGGAGATCTGTGACAGCGCTTTCCAACGGGATCATGTTCGGAGATGGTATAGAGCGCAAATCCGGCTATAAGGGCATGACCATTTTGGGCGGCTGGTTCTTTGATCTGGAGACCCCATTCAACGATGGCTCCAGCGTAAACAACGCGGTCTGCCGCCCGCTGGAACTGTACGGCTTTATGTGATAGGAGACACCATGGAACACTTTAAATTCAAATGCAAGGTCTGTTCAGACGGGCGGCTGTATGCGGGCGGCTGGTGCCACGAAAGCATCCTCCCGAACCCGCTGCCGCCGGACGAGATCCTGCTGGATGACCTTTCCGGTATTTCCAAGGGATCCTACACGGATTACCTGTGGGACGGAGAAAAGCTGATCTACAGCCCGCCGGAGCCGGAACCGGCCGCGCAGGCAGCAGCGCACGCTGTCGAATCGCACGATGATGGCACGGAGGTGACTTACACGTGAGGGACTATGCCGCAATGGAAGCCATTGCCGCCCAGAATCCGAATCTGAACGATGTGCGCATCTTTCTGGATGCATCCACTACCATTTCCCTGCGTTCCACGTATGGCCTGTGGCTGAAAAAGGATTCGCCCAAGATCGGCCCTGAAGAGCCCGACACGAACCTTGTGGAGGTTCCCGGGGCAGATTTTCTGCTGGATCTGACACGGGCCGTGGATGGCAGCGTGCACTACAAAAAGCGGAAGATCACCATGGAGTTCGTCTGCGGCCGCCCCAAAGCGCAATGGCCCGGCATCCGCGACAAGCTGGAAACGCTGCTGCAGGGACAGTGGGTGCGCTTTTACTTCACCCGCGACAAAGAGACATGGGCCGGGCAGTTCGAGATATCCCTCACCCCAGATGAAAACGGAAAGGCCACCGTCAGCATGACCGCCACCTGTGACCCCTTCCGCAAAGGCGTGCTGGACGCATCCAATACCGCCCTTCTGGGGCAGGCAGTTCTCGGCTCTGCCATGCTGGGCAACCTGATCCCGGAATCCACAAGCGCCGCTGCTGCACCGGCAGTCGCCTTTTCGGCAGAAACCGCCATACAGCAGGCCGCTGCCGTGCAGAGCCTGTCCAGCCCGTCAGATTATCAGGTGCAGCGCTTCCGGGACGGTCAGGTGCTGACTGCTGCACACCTGAACCACATCGAGGACTGGCTTGCCGGTCTGGAAGAGACCGCACCGTCCACCGGCTCTGTCACGCCACAGCAGTATGGTGCTGCCGGAGACGGCATCACGGATGACACGGATGCGCTGAACAAGGCGCTGAACCACAGCAACTGCGTGATCGATGGGGGAAACAGAAAGTACAAATACTTATCGCTCTGGATGGAGAACGTGGAGAATGTGACGGTTCGAAACGTTATCTTCTGGAAGGGACAGCGGCTGGAAGTTGCGGGTTGCAAAAACATCCGGTTTGAGAATTGCGTCTGGGATGGCATCTATAACAATGACGACAAGACCGTATGGACGTGTGGTATCCGGTTACGGGAGCGTGTGGACGCTGCAGGAAACGAAATCTGGTGTGAAAACATCTGGATCGAGAACTGCATATTCCGGGACATCTGGTACAACCCGTATGTGAACAATGGCAGACCATGCGACGTTACAGGAATTGCGATCTTGCCGCGTAGTGTGCACAATTTATACATCAGGCATAATTTTTTTACGCAAAACAAGGGCAGTGCCTGCATTCACTGGAACAGCTGGAAAAAGAACGGGTACGCAGAGGTCACCGGCAATACATTTTATCTGAACGCTTACGGCGGCGTTGCCGTGTATGCCGTGCAGCAGCAGTTTCCTAAAGTCAAGGGACGTGTGTGCAATAACCAGTTCATCGGCTGCGGACTTGGATATCTGCCGCAAGAATGGTTTGACATGATCCCGTTGCCGGATAATATGCTAGGGCAAGGCTGTGCCGGACTTCTGGGCGGCGGGGGAACTCAGGTTGCTCCGAAGAAATGGACATTTGTATGTGAGAATAACGTTTTTGAGGACTGCGTGGAAAGCAGCATTGAAGGACCGACATGGAATCCGTGCATTGGCAACAGCATTACTGGGCAAGGAGCAGCGCAGACGGAAGAAAATTGCCGGAAGATGGAAGAAAAGTACCATCTGGATTATAAGCTTAAGCCTCGTCCGATTGATTCGGTCAACTTTATCTACCGGAACTATTATGCGGATGCTGATGGTACTTTCCCAAATGACGACGATGATCCAATTGTATTCATGAACAATACGATGGGCGTTGCGCACGTGCCCCGACAAAGCTATATTCAATTTAAAGGTACATACAACGTTCCGTTTATATTTACCGGAAACGTTATGCGAACCGGCCAGCCGCACATTATTGATACTCATTTCCTGTATTGTAACTTCAAGGCGGGTCTCCGGTTTGAAAACAATGACGGTATCTACCCCTATTTCAACAATTGTACCGTGTGCGGGGATTTTATTGTTGATGAAATACAGAGCGTATGGCAGTGTGACTTTTCAAAAGCCAACCTCATCACAAATCGAGGCCGGGAACGTTTCCCGGAAGCGCGTTTTACTCGATACGATCCGGCACAGGCAGGGCTGGATAACGATCAGGCTGTTATGGACGGAGGATATGCGCTTCTGAAAGCACATGATGTCGGTGGCGGAGAAGAAGATACGACTCCGAATGAGCCGGTCTATGATATTTCGGCCGACCCACACTATAATACCGCAGAGAACGCCGTGATATTTGACGGTACTTTCGGCATTGACACTGGAGTACAGCTGTTTGCAACGAATAAGGACTTTACTATCATTGCAAGTTTCCAGCTGGAAAGCTTTCGCGGGCTTGGCATGCCGAACTTCAGCTTTGTTCCGGTATTCAGTTCTATGAATTACTCAGATGATAAAGGCAAGTGCCCTGGATTTGATGTTGGACTTATCCTCGCAGAAGGTATAAGTGCAGACACAAAGCCGGTTGGCGGCTTTATTACAACCCGAAATTACTGGGGATACAGTCAATGCCCATCAATTGACATGAACAGTTACAGCTCTTACCCGAATAATGTGTATAATCTGTTGCTCATGCGAAAAAACGGCGTGCTGAAGTTTTACGACTTCTACATGCAGACGTATGGCGAGGTGACTGGAAACGACGCCACAGCAATTTTTGACGGTACTCTGCACATCGGCGAAAATATGGCAAAGCCCAACGAGAGCGCAAAATACAAGATGCGCGGGAAGGTATACCAGTGCAAGGTATACAATAAAGCGCTCCCGACAAAGCTGCTGGAGGAGATGTTCCCGAACATTTATTCCAATGAGAGCCGAATCAAAGGGAGCATTACCTGTTACGTGAATAACCTCCAGTATTTGGTACGCATTGCTCGATGCACATATCTGGAAGTTACGCTGGATCTTGGAAAGCACGCATGGCCTGAATATGCCGGTAAGTATCCGAAAGCTGTCGGCATAAAAGTGACAGGACTGTATGGCTTTGACGATGTGATCTGGGTGGGTACCGGAACGGACGGCCACATAACAAAGTGGATCTATAATGGAGGCAACATGAAGCCCCACGAGCCCATCACCGTGACCATTGCAAACACGGGGCTTTGTCCCGGTCTTGAGGCGAAGCTGATCGCATTCCGATGCGTAAACCTTACAGAAGATTCCAAATGTGTTCCTGCAACAGGAATCGGGGTGAACTGGGCGGGCCCGCTTACCATCGCAGCAGGTGGTGAGTTGAAGGGCGAGATTGTTCTGACACCTGCGGGTGCTAATACGATGAAAGACTTCAAAATGGAAGCCACAGGCGACAGCATCACGGCTTCTACAAGCGGTACGGCATTGATCGTGCGCGGAATCAGCCCGGGCAGTGCAACGATCACCGTGACACATATCGGCGGCGCTGTTTATACCTGTACGATCAATGTTACATAAGGAAGGAGGATCCATGGTCGAAAAACAGATATTCCTCTCCCCTGCCGGAGCTGTAAAGACAGCAGGATATGAGCAGCCGCTGCGGCTGGGCTATGCCAAGAACCGGGGCGTATACCGTCTCACGGTCACCGCATCCGGTGAGTGGGCAGGGCTGACCATCCGGGCATTCTGGCACGTGCCGGGCGGCACAGACCCGCCCGCATCACTGGTGGAAGATGGAATGGTGGAAGTGCCGGCTCTTGTGACTGCGCTGCCCGGCAGCGGCTGCATCACATTTGAGGGCACGGACGGAAACCGCACGCTGACCAGCGGCGATCTGGCTTACTGCGTCAGTGCAAACAGCGGTACCGAAGATGGTACCATGCCGGAACCGGGCACCCCGGCATGGCAGGCTTTCCTGAACGCGCACAGCAGCGGCCTTTCCGGCACGGAAAAACAGGTACTGCTTGCACTGCTGGCTCCGCTGTCGGAAGGCAATGCCGACGCTGCCGCCGCCTATGAAGCGCTGGAAGAGCTGTGGACCGCAGCGGAGCCGGACGAGACCGCTATATTGGGCAAAGCTTTGCTTGGCAGAGCACGCTTGGAAGGGAGAACCGTATGACATACCAAGTACAGAATTTCCGGGATGGTGAGGTGCTGACCGCCGAGCAGCTGAACCATATGGAAGAAGGGATCCGGGATCTTGCCGAGGAATCCGGTGATAGCCTGCGCATCGGCACGGTGACCGGCGGCACGACCGCCAGCGCCACCATTGAAAACGGCCGGCTGAACCTCGTGCTGCCCAAGGGTGACCCCGGTGCAGCAGGTGCACAGGGGCCGAAGGGAGACAAAGGCGATACCGGCGAAACCGGTTCGGCTGGTCCTCAGGGCGCTGTCGGTGAGACTGGTCCGGCAGGCCCTGCCGGCACAGATGGCGCTCCCGGTGCCAAGGGTGACAAAGGCGACCCCGGAGAAACAGGTCCGCAGGGTCCCAAGGGCGACAAAGGCGATGCCGGTCCGCAGGGTGATCCGGGCAAACCCGGCGTCACGCCGGCGCTGACCATTGGCACGGTAATGACCGGCAGTAACGCATCGGCCAGCATCAGCGGCACAGCAGAGAACCCCAAGCTGAACCTTATTCTGCCCCGGGGCGAGACCGGTCCCAAAGGTGACACCGGCCCGCAGGGCGACAAAGGTGACACAGGTCCTAAAGGTGCAGATGGTGCACAGGGACAGACCGGTGCAACGCCGAACCTGACTATCGGTACTGTGACGACCGGTACGGACGCGGCGGCAACCATTACCGGCACTGCGGAAGCACCTGTGCTGAACCTGACATTACCCAAGGGTGAAAAAGGCGACAAAGGAGACCCAGGCAGCAGTGGAAGTAGCACCGGCGGTGGTACCACAGATCTGGCCATCGGTACGGTGACCAGCGGTACCACTGCCAGTGCAACCATCGAGAACGGCAAGCTGAATCTGGTGCTGCCCAAGGGTGACACTGGCGCAAAAGGTGATGCGGGTCCCAAGGGCGATGTTGGCGACAAGGGTGAAACAGGACCGGCAGGTCCTGCTGGCGAAGGCTTTACAGAAAATGCCAAGCATCTGATCTTGGCGCTCTTTGAATCAGCAGCGTACAACAACGTTGCCATGAAAACGAGCTTGGACGCATTGCGAACTGAGTGGGGCGGCAGCGCACAGGATGTTCCCGTGCAGAGCGTGAGTCTGAGCAGCAGCACCCTGACCCTGAGCGAGGGTGAGAGCCAGACCCTGACGGCAACAGTGCTGCCCGCAAATGCCACCAGCAGTGTTGTGTGGACTGTTTCTCCCGCAGGTTTTGCTACCGTAGTGAACGGCAAGGTGACCGCCGAAAATGTGGGCAATTGCACGGTTACAGCCATAGCGGGCGGCAAGAGTGCAAGCTGCGCGGTAACGGTGGAAGTAGTGGAGACGGCACAGCTGATCTACAGTCTGCCCGGCGAGACCGTGCTGACCCAGGGACTGGACACCGGCCTGAAGCTGCTGGAGCACGCCTCCACCGAGACGCCGCAATACACGATCCTAGTGGACGCGAAAGCGGGGGACGACTTTAATGCAAACACATGGCCCGCCTTCCTGCACTGCCTGACCGAGACCGGCAATACCGGCAATCTGCCCGGCTTCAACTCCACCAGCAGCCCGCTGAACAAAAAGACCGAGTTCGCATACTACAACTACGGCGGCGTTACTCTGTCGGACAGCATTGAACACCTCAAGACCCGCACACGGTATGCAGTGCAGATCGACGGCAGAAAATATCGCGGCGGCAGTACCTACTGCCCGCTGACCGAGTGGAAAACCACCAACGGCGCGATCAGAGATGTGCCCCAGACCTTCCTGATCGGTGCGGCGCAGAGCGCGGACGGCAGCAAAAAGCAGCAGTTCTGGTCTGGTACGCTGTACCAGTGCAGGGTGTATAAAGGCCTGCTGAGTGACGACAAGGTGAACGATTACATCAAGAAGGGGTGGTAAAATGGAAGTGCTTGACATTAATGGTCAGATCATCAGCCCGCTGGCTGGAAAAACGCTGTACGTTGCGGGTGACAGCATCGCCTACGGCAAGGGCAGCGCGGGCGGCTATGGCAAATGTATTGCAGACAAGTACGGCATGACCCTGACCAATGAAGCGGTGGACGGCGCAACGCTGACCCCGAATATTACCGATAATGTATACGGCGGCACCCGTGGCTGCATCAGCACGGTGGTGACAAACTCCACAGCGCTTGCAAAGGCAGACTACATCCTGTTGGAGGGCGGCGTGAATGATGCGTGGAACAACGCCCCTGTGGGCACCCTGACCGATGGCTTTGCCGCTGCCTACGACGAAACGACCATGACCGGCGCACTGGAAAAGATGCTGGAGTTTCTGGCGAAGAATCACAGCGACAAGCGGGTGGCCTACGTGTTCCCCCACGGCGGGCTGTTTGGCAGCAGCGAAAACTGGTATAAGACCTATAAGCCTGCAATCATTTCTGTGCTGAAAAAGTGGGGCGTGCCCTATGTGGACATTGCGGAGAGCACCCCGCCCATGGGTAGTCATGGCATCAGCGGGCTGAGCGGCAAATACACCAGCGACGGCACCCACCCCAACGCAGCAGGCTACGAGCGATTTTACATGGAGCCCATCGCAGCGCTGCTGAAGCGGCTGTAAGGAAAGGACGTGAAGTGAGATGATCAGACAGTATAGCCTTGCAAAGGACGGCAACCGCAAACTTGCACCGAGCTTCAATACGCGGGAGTTCCGCTGCCGGGATGGTACCGATACCATCCTCGTAGACGAAGCTCTGACCGTGGTGCTCCAGTGCATCCGGGAGCATTTCGGCAAGGCGGTGATGATCACCAGCGGCTACCGCACCCCCGAACACAACGCCGAGGTAGGCGGCTCCAAGAGCAGCCAGCACCTGCTGGGCAGGGCGGCAGACATCCGGGTGGCGGGTGTGAGCGTGGAGGACGTAGCTGCCTACGCCGAAAGCCTGATGCCGGACTGGGGCGGTGTGGGACGCTATCCTGTCAAGGCGGGCAGAGCCACCGGCTGGGTGCACGTGGATACCCGGCAGAATAAGAGCAGATGGACGCTGTGAGGGGGTGATACCGATGGAGAGTATCATCTCAGCCATTCTTGCCGGTGCGGTGACCCTGATCGGCGTGCTGATTGCAAACGGCAAGAGTCAGGCGGTGACTGACACCAAACTGGAAGAGCTGACCCGCGAGGTGCGGGAGCACAACAACTTTGCCCGCCGCGTTCCCATTTTGGAAGAGCAGATGAAGGTGGCAAACCACCGCATCGCAGATCTGGAAGATCACGAATACGAAAGAGAAAGGAATCAGACATGAAAGCACATACTTACAACGAACCGACCATCTCTGCGGGCACCGTGGCACGTACCGCCTGCCTGCTGCTGGCTCTGGTCAATCAGGTGTTGAGCGCTCTGGGCAAGCCCGTGCTGCCCATCGAGAGCGCCACCGTGGAACAGCTGGTGACGGCGGGTATTACCACTGTCACCGCCCTGATCGCGTGGTGGAAGAATAACTCTTTCACGCCCGCCGCGCTGGAAGCAGACAAGACCTTTGACCGCCTGAAGGCGCAGGGTAAGTGATCTGTACATGACAAGAGCCGCAGTTCCCGTTGCAAGGAACTGCGGCTCTTTTTTATTACTCGTCTACATCTTTTAAATATTGTTCCAACTCAGGCAGAAGAGTTTGCAACTCTTGCAAAACAGAATCAAATTCTTTGACGCATCCGCTCTGACCGTTTCTCTGGATGCTTTGGACTTTCTCGACAATAGCTTTAAGTCTTTCGTGAATGCGCTCTCTTTGCTGTTCGTTGTCAAGCATGGCATCCTCCTACATCAGCTTTTGAGTGAGTGGGTTATTCGGTGGGTTTTTGATAGAAGAAAATCACCTAAAAACTTTCGTTCTTAGGTGGTTTTTAAGTGGTGGAGGCGATGGGAGTCGAACCCATGTCCGAAAAGGGCTCAGTGTAGGTGTCTCCGGGTGCAGGCGATCTACAACATTCCCGCCGCGCCACGCCGATCGTCAGGCTAGCGCTTTGGTAGCTTCATGAGTTCCTGCCGGTCCGCAAAGCTTAGGTCCGTTCAGGTGCTGTGTCTAAAGGACGCCCCGGCCCCACACGACACAAGAGTGGGCGGAACGCGCAGCACTCAGGCTGCGAGCAACTGATAATTATTGTTGTCAGTTAATTTTTTTGGAGGAGTTATAGAGCAGTTCCCCCACTGCTACCCGCTGCCCAGACCTTGCTCCCCCCGTCGAAACCTTTACGCCCCCTTATAAAGCACATCTTGCGATGTGCGGAAAGCTTGGTTTTCTGCGGTGAGCCGCAGTCTGCAATTGGAATGC